TACATCAACACGAATCTCTATCTGATCGCCAACACCTCTGCCGTTACGATTCAAGCGACGTTCTGCGAAGTCTAACCACCTGAACTATGGCCGACGAAATCCAGATGTCAGCGCGATTGTATGCGTCCAAAAATGGCGCATCAATCAACCCGCAAACGTATACTGCGGTTGCGAACATGACTGGCACCGACATGGGCCAGCAGACTCAAGAAGTTGGTTCAGCTTCTGAGACGTTGGACATCACCGCTGACCTGTCGCTTCCATACAAAGTCTTGATCTATAACATGGACTTGACTGCGTATTTGGGGGTTGGCGATGTTGGTTCCAATGTCAGCGGTGTTTGGTGGCTTCAAGTGCCTCCGCAACAGTTCATTGTGTTGCCGTACGTCAATACGACCATGTACGTCAAATGCATGACTGCTGGATCTAGTCTGAAAATCTTCGCTCAATTCTGCGAGATCTAATGGCTGTCTCTCTTCCAGCTAAGGTTGCAGAGCGTGGACTCAAGACAGAACACGCTCGCGCCATCAATCAGTTGATTGATGTTGTCCGCAAGATCCAGCTTGTGGCTGGACCTGATCAAGCGATTGAGCAGACGCCAAATGGCACCGTTTTGAAAATCAAGCAGCCAGTTGGAACGACGGTGGTGCAGACTTCAGAGGATTCTTGGTTCTATTGATTTATGGCGTTTGCGTTGGATAAGCGGGATCGGATGTTCAACGCTCGCAATCTAAATGGGCTGTATGCTCGTTTCGATCAGAAGTGCGCTAGAGTTTTAGACGGCAAAAGTCCGAAGGTAGCGAAGAAACCATACGACGAACCGAATCAGTTTGAGTTCGGGTTAGATGTCCCGTATGGCGTGACTTACACCTACACGCTGACGACTGAGGGTGCGTATCTTGAGAACTACGACCAAGCGCAAGCCTATGTTGAGCTTTCAAAGCTAGAGAATGCATATCTCGACGCTGCTGGTGGTCAGATTTACGTCGATAAATACCCCATTGCAGGAGAGTCGTTCACCTGCGACGTGAAGCAGATTCATTTCTCGTTTGAACTGTTGCGACGAGAGGTTGATGGGGTTCTCTACGATGTCCACTTGGGATGGGACGAGAACGGAGCGTTGAACTCATACGTCCGAGGAAGTCTTGGGGCTGATGCTCCAACACTGCCTCCCGGTCGCATCCACAAGCACAAAGTCGCTGTTGCTGAGATCGAACTAAAGGGTCCGAGAGAGTTCCGAATCTTCAACACCTACCAGCGGTTTGATTGCTGGCGTGTCCACAATCTGAGCGAGAACACCGCGACAGTCTTCTTGCAGAATCCAGACGGTTCCAGCCAGAGAGAATCAGTTGGACCGTATGGTTGCCGCTCATTCAGACGCAAAGCCGATGGAACGTGGGCTACGACTTGGCCGAGTGGATCTCAATGTCAGTATTTCTTCCCGTTCTTTAGGGGCGATGTTCCATACTTTGCCGGTGGTCCGCCGATGTACGATTGGCCGGTCACTCCATTTGTCGCGCATGAGCGATCAGAGCGAGCCAACAACGTCGCAAACCCGTTTATTTTGACGCAATGGTTTCGAGCGTTGGGTGGATGGCATGACCCGTTCATTCCGTTCGACATTCGTCAGACATACCCCGACGTTTACGGAGACCCAGAGAACGCAAACACGCCAATTGGCGATCTTATTTTCACTTGGGGTAGAGCTAGGGTTCAGGTCTACAACACGCTGACCAATGCGGTCATTGCGGATTACATGAAGGTTTTCCGCGACACCAACCTCTTCGTTGAGACACTGCGGTCAATTGGCGTTGAAGTGACTCAAATCGGCGGTGCGTTGGGGCTGCGAACGGTCGAAGGAAACACCTCCATTCGGATTTATCCGGTGGATTGCAACGTGTTCTTCACTGACACGCTTCCGTATTGGGAGATCAGCCCTACGCTTGCTTACTTCTCGACGGTCTATCCGAAGCAAGTGTGGACTCAGAACCTATTGAATCCACTTTCCGCGACATCGTGGACCGCTGGAAACGAGCCAGATTGGTTTGAGACAATGCGGACGTTGCGCCGCCGTGTTGCCGTCGAAGAAGGCTTTCTCAACGCCTACGACGACGAAGTCGACATCTCCGAAGAGAAGGTCTCTCGGGTTGCTTTGACGCCGCTTGGATTGATGGTCCGCGCTGCGACTGCTGTCGGCATCCTGTCATTCGATGCCAACGCCATGAGCGATCTGCCAAGCTACGAGCGAACGGCAAACAAGTTTGAGCTTTGGACTGAATCGCAAGCCGCCGGTTTCTCTCCTGCGATTGGATGGACCGGAACACGCTACACGTCAGGCGTGAAGGTCTATTACCTCCAGACTCCAGCGAGTTCCAATGGCTGGTACAAGCACGCCTTCCCTAACTTGTCGGTTCCTGCTTCCGATTACTTCCCCGCCGTTGACTGTGGATATGTTCCGGTGGGTGGACCGTGGGGGTTCTCGTCGAGCGTCTACGACGCAAACCTTTCTCGGGTCTATTCGACGGACCCGAATGATCCGGTGATTGAGAACGTCCACGGGTCAGATTTCTGGATCAACAAGTGGGGTGGTGCAGGTGGTGTTGACGCTACGGTGCGGATCTTGGGTCAACCGAATCAGACACTTCAACTGCCGGTTCAAACAACGACCGCGACGCCAGATCTGGTCGCTGATGACATCTTCAAAGACATCAATGCTCCGACGATGGCTGGTCTCGCGCCATGGACCGGATCAATCACGGCAAACACTGGCTTCAACCAGTCGCATTTGGCCGAGATCCGTTGGCGTGATACCGATCAGTATTTCAATCTGCCATACGTCGTTCAGTCCGACGCGATCAACTACACGCTCAACGGAGCTTTCTACCACAAGATCCCGAAGACTGCTTATCTGTGGAACCTGTTGGAATGGACCGTCAGAGCGTGGACGCGAGCGATTCCGCTCTGCTTGGGAGAAGTCGCTTGCCCGATCAACGGTTTCGATGGGAGTGGAAATCTTGAACCGTCGAGACTCGGAATCCAGATCCCGAAAGACCTGACGACCACCGGCATCGAAGGTGGGCAAGCGGTGTTCTATCTCAGCGAAGCGCAACACAACGTTTGCTTGGCAAATGGTATCGTCTCTCAGACCGCTGACGATCCGTCTGGGAATCCGTACTGGTACGTTAGCCAGTCCGCGCTTGCTGGTTACTGCGGATCGAAGGGCTTCAACGCTTACAACTTTGACGCAACAAACGCTCAACCCAACCTCGTCACGCCGATTGCCGCGACTGCGTGGATTCCGCTGAGAGCGTATGGCGTTGGCGAGACCGTCGAGATTGCCAGCTATTACGACGATGTTCTAGGTCAGGAGTATTACCGAGCGGTTCGGTATGTCAGCCTTCGCCTCCCCAACGAACTCTCCGCTTGACGGAAACCCAACGTTGGGTTTAGCTTGAGTGCAGCCGATGAAATGTCCGTCCTGTCAGCATATTTTTGCCGTTAGCTTGCGCGAGATCGCTCAAGAGATGGGGCGGAAATCTTCACCGGCAAAGGCCAAAACTGCCCGTGCGAATGGAAAGCGCGGGGGAAGGCCACGGAAGACCTATGAAACAAGAGTTGATCCCAAGTCAGAAGCAGTCCGCGCTCGCGATAATGGCGTCCAAGTTCTCGGTGGAGCCGACACGTCTGCTTGATACACTCCGCACGACACTGATGCCGAAGGCTACCAACGAGGAGCTTTTGGCGTTTGTGGTAGTCGCTAACCAGTACGATCTCAACCCGTTCACAAAAGAGATTTACGCATTCCCCGGTCGCTCTGGCGGAATCACTCCGGTCGTCTCTGTCGATGGCTGGATAAAGCTAATGAACCGGCATCCGCAGTTTGACGGAATTCTGTTCACCACCGACGAGAAAGACGGAAAGACCCACTCGGTCACCGCGACCATCTATCTCAAAAATCGCGCCCATCCGGTGGAGGTCACCGAGTACTTCTCGGAGTGTTCACGCAACACCGAACCGTGGAAGGTCAACCCTCGTCGAATGCTGCGACACAAAGCGTTGATCCAGTGCGCTCGCGTTGCGTTTGGGTTCTCTGGCATTGCTGACGACGAAGAAGCTGTCCCGCAAGTCGCGCTCAACGTCACTCCGTCTCGGCCCATCTTCCGCTCTAAGTTGGAGCCGACTGTCGAGCCTCCGATTGTCATACCGAGCGTCAGTGTCGAGACCAACGCTCAACCCGCGACCGAGGAGACGACCAATGAGTGACGAACGCTTAGGTTTGCCGTCTGCATCGTCTGCGAGCCGATATGCTGCTTGTCTCGGTAGCTGGCAGCTTGAAAAGCAGATTGCAGAAGGAGCAGCAACGAATGACGCGACCGTTGGAAACCGCATCCACGCCGCTCTTGCGCTGGAGCCAGTTGAGAATCTGACCTCAGACGAGACGTGGACGATTGACCGTTGCAGAGAGCAGGAGCTGGAGTTGGTCAAAGCGACGTTCCCAGAAGCCACCGAAGAGCCGAATGTGTGGCGCGAGAAGCGTCTGTGGTCCATCGACGACCGTGGAGTCAAACTGTGGAGCGGAAAACCGGATGTCATCTACGTTGTCGGCTCTGCTGGCCTGATCATCGACTACAAGTCTGGTCGCGGTGCCGTTGAGAACGCTGCCGAGAACCTCCAGTTGCGCTGTCTTGTCGCTCTGCTCGACGAGAACTTTGGGTTCACGTTTGACCGGATTACTGTGGCAATTGTGCAGCCTCTTGCAGGACCGCCAAGTGTCGCAGTCTATGAGTCGCAAGATATCCGCAACGCAATTGCTGAGTCTGCTGATCTGATGGAGCAGATCCAGAAGATTGGGCATCCGCGCACTCCATCCGAGTCCGCTTGCAAGTACTGCAAAGGGAAACCGTTCTGTCCCGAAGCGCGAGAGTTGGCCGTTGCTGGTCCGCTCACCAATGCGCCAGAAGGCATAACGTCAGACGCTATAGCCGCCACACTGACCAACCAGACTCTTGCAGCGTTCTTGGACCGTGCAGCGCAAGCGGAAGCTGTTATCGAAGCTTGCCGATCTGAGGCCCGAAGGAGGCTCTCCGAAGGAGATGCAATCGAAGGGTGGACGCTGAAGGAAGGTGCAGTGCGTGAGACCATCAAAGACACCGAGACCGTTTACCTTCGATTTATCGAAAGTGGCGGGACTTACGAGGACATCATGCCAGCCATAACGATCAACAAAACGAAGCTCAAAGATGCGTTGAAAGTGGCAACCGAAACCAAAGGAAAGGAACTCGACGCGAAGCTGACCGCTCTGCTCGACGGATGTATCGAATCGAAAGCCTCTCAACCCACACTGACCAGAATCAAATGAACCAGACCCACCCAATGGAATTGGTCCGCGAATTTATGCGAACATTCCAGCAATACGTGCCGTCATCGCCAGTCATGCCAGATCCGGTGACGCAGAACTTGCGGTATCGACTGATCGACGAGGAAGCCCAAGAACTCAATGAGGCCACCGATAAGGTCGAGTACCTCGACGCTGTTGGGGATCTGCTTTACGTCGTCTATGGAGCCGCGCTCGCTGCTGGCTTCAGTCCGCATCAAGTCGATGCAGCCTTCTGCGAGATTCACCGATCAAACATGAGCAAGTGTTGGTCTGACGACGAGATCGACTCAATCCCCGCTGATTGCCGCTCAACTCGCGTTGGAGACAACCGGCACATTGTCCGTCGAAGTGACGGTAAGATCGTGAAGTCTCCGTCCTACTCACCGGCTCGCTTGGGAGGGTACACGCTGTGAGACACTTATGGGCTAGGGGTTTCGGCAAGCTGTACCGAGACGCAGAACTGATTACAACCGACGACGGCAAGACCTTCCTGCTGGCTGTCATTGAGTTTGAGCAGCGCACGTTGGGGAACGGCAAGCCGTACTCTCAAAGGGTCCAGTTCCGATCGTTCGATCGCGACGACATGGAGATCGTGGACCAGCTAGTCGCTGGCACATACATCATGTTCGACGGTGATTGCGATGCGACCGCCGATAAGAGTCAGACCGGCTGGTGGTATGCCAACCCTCGCGTGACTGGCCGCATCCACGAGATCAGCCATGCATCTTGACTTCCATGTCTCAGGAATTCCGAAGGCTCAACCGCGAGTCAAAGCGTTCCGCCGTGGGAATCACGCTGGAGTCTACACTCCAGATTCCGCAGACGTCTGGAAGCAAGCGGTGCGTCAGGAAGCCATCGCAAACGCTCCAGAATCGCTTATGACGGGTCCGATTCGGCTCCAGCTAGACTTCTTCCTTCCGCGACCCAAAGCGCATTTGGACAAGCATGGATGGCCGAAGCCGAAATCTCCGGTCTGGCACCCAAAGAAACCAGACTTGGACAACCTTATCAAAGCGGTGACCGATGCGATCACCGACACTCAGCGAGTCTGGCTCGACGACTCGCAGGTCTACCAGATTACAGCGACGAAGACTTACGCTTTGTATGCCTCGGGATGCAGCGTGAGAATCAACGCTGAATGACCTTCAGAAAATGCGGCATGGTGCGCGGAGAGAGTCCGCGACGGGTTGGGTTCACCTCAAGAAACACCGCATTTTCCTAAGGATTTCGCAGGTTTTCGCATGACCTGAAAAAAGATGCGGAAAAATGCATTTTCCTGTTGCAAGTATCCCAGCGTTGGGTTTAGGGTATCTCCATCGACGGCGATCAAGCCGCGAGAAACTGAACGAATAAAATGAACAACACGATCAAGCCCGCCAACGAAATGACCAGCAAGTTCGCCCCCTCAACGCTCTGCTTGGTGATGCTATATGGTCAGGAGAAAGCCGCTCAATCTCTGATCGGTGAAATGGTGCGGGATGGTAAGACGGTTTATTTTGTCAACGAGGTGGACCGTGTTGGCCGGTACACCGGCAAGATGATTGAAGGCGACAAGTTTGAACTGGTTCGCCACTGCATCAAGAACCGCTACGTCTGATTCGCAAAGAGGGGCGCGACTCTCCAACGCGCATCCTTTAGGTCTGGTTGAACCTCATCAACCCAGTCGTCCGGTACGGAATACTCGGAGGAGGGGCGCGACTCCTAAAACGCGCAAACCATCAAATACCATGAAGTACCATTGTAGGAACAAAGATAACAAAGTCCTAAGCATTCACCGCAGCATTGAAGAGGCTCTCCGCGCTAGAGACGTCTGGAACCATACGATTGAGCTAATCGGGATTTCAGACGAGAGCGGACGGTTGCTGGAAGCCGAAGAGATCATCCAACACAAAGCCTCCGTCTGGCTGAAAGGTCTCCGATGAATCTGGGACCACTCATTGCGGCTCTGATCACTGTGGAGTCGAACGGAAACGATATGGCAATCGGAGATGGTGGAAGAGCCATCGGCGCATTGCAGATCCACAAGAGCGTTGTAATCGACGCTAACCGGATCGCTGGCACCAGCTACACCCACCAGCAGATGACCAACCGCATTGCGGCTCGTCGAGTTTGCGAGATCTATCTGAGCCGATACGCTGCCGGTAAGACCAACGAAGAAGCAGCGAGAATTTGGAACGGTGGCCCGACTGGCAATCGTAAGTCAGCAACCGTTGCTTACTGGAACAAAGTCAAAAAGCACCTGTGAAATCGAAAACTGTATTTATCACTGAGACAACGCACGTTCGGCTTAAGGAACTGTGCAAACGAGAGGGACTCAAAATGAACCATGCAATTGACCGGATCATTCGAGAGTGGATGGATAAGAAGGAGGTGAAGCCGTGAACCATATTGGTAACTCCAACAAAATGGTCAGCGATACACCGAGGACGGAATCTTTCAAATGCTATGACAGTGGCTGTGATGATCCTCTTTACGCTTGGGGAGCATTTGCAGCAGAACTCGAATGCGAACTCAACGCGGCCAATGATCGTATCCGCCTACTCATCGCAGAGCGCGACACGGCGCGACTGCAAGCCGATCGGAATTACAAGCTCCGCGACGAGTTCCGCGAACTGCTAGGAACCGATGATGTCGAGCGGGGAGTGGCTGTGGTGCGTGAGATTAAAGAACGCATCAAGCGGTTGGAGGAGGAGCTGGAGCGGACCAAGGAGGATCGGAACGCGATTGCTAAGAACACCCGCGAGCCGCTGCTGTTGAAGCTCGATCATGCCAATGAACGTATCTCAAAGCTCAACGACTACGTTGCCGCGCTTGAAACATCAGGTGACTTGATGGCTAACGAACTCAGCTATGGATATGACGTTGATATGTGGAACAAAGCCAAGGAGGACAAGCTGTGAGTGTTGAGGAACGAATCCTTTTCCTAGCGGAGTCTCCCGATTGCAACCATCCACGCGAACTCCGCGCAATCGCCTTTCAGGTGCGAAAACTGGAGGATCGGATCAAGCAACTCGAATCCGAGAACGATGCACTCCGCGCTGATCTGTTGCTGTGGGAGGAGAAGGAGGCCAAGCCGTGACCCTCCTCCTCCACGAACTCCCGCACCATCACCACCTCCGTAACTCCGCACTCCAAACCATCGACGTTCGCATCCGGTGCCGACACACCAAGTCGAGCCGCGACCCGCGAACGTGGAAGATCAAGAACAACAGCTTCAACCAATTGAACGATTCATGGCAAACCAACTTTGATTTTATCGTGAATTATGAGCCAGAAAGTTAATACATCATTTGAATTAGATTATAAAACACTGACATTATTGCAGAAAGAAGCAGAGAAACTCGGCTTCAAATCTTGGGGAGCATATCTCCGACACGTCCTAGATTTCCACGTCCTAACATTCCATCCAGAAATATTCAATGAGCATACTGAAAACACTCGGACTCACTAAAGACGCCATCTCAAGACTCTTGGGAGTCCACAAGACCGTCGAGACGCAACCCGTCCTTACATCCAGACCGACTAAGCCAAAGAAGCGTCAGCGTGGGCGTCCAGTTGGACGAAGAATCGACCAGTCAATTGTGGAGGCTGTCAGGTCAGCACATGAGACATTCACAGTACGAGAATTGTCCAAGAAGTACGGCGTTTCTCCTTACTGGGTAATGATGGTCCGCAAAGGGAAGTTGCGGAAAGATTAACACTACACCGAGCGAGTGTGTCTTGATTGAGCGTTACGCTTATGCTTATTAACCATTGTGAACATCACACAGCACCGCCGCCGAGTCATGGCGGTTGGTTGCAGCCATGGGAACCGAGCCAATCAAGATGCACTCGCTGCGGTCTTGCTATTCCGAGAGAGATTCCAGCCCGACGAAGTAATCCATCTCGGAGACGCCTACGATCTTGCATCGTTGCGGTCTGGCTCACTCCGCGACCCTCAAGACTCGGACCAAGCCGATGACTACCTCGACGACATTCAAGAGGGGGCCAAGTTCCTAGATGAGCTTCGACCCACCGTGTTCACGATTGGGAACCATGACGAGCGAGCCAAGAAGTATTTGAACCATCACAACGCTGTGGTCCGTGGATTCGCAGAGGCTGTATGGGAACGAATGCTCAAGCCAATCAAAAAGCACTGCCACACGTTCATCAAACACAATGACTGTCTAGACAGATCGTTTTACCAGCTCGGCGGATTTCGGTGGGGACACGGAGTCCTATTCAGTGAGAACTTCTTGCGTGACTCCGCTGAAACCTTCGGCAATTGCGTTGTGGCTCATGCTCACCGAGCAGGTCAAGCGACTGGTCGAACAATGGGAAATCCGATGGGCTTTTGTGTCGGGACTTTGGCAGACATTCCTGCAATGGATTACGCAGGAAAACGACGATCAACACTAGCATGGTCTCATGGCATCGTGTTTGGTGAATACACCGAAGACTCAGCGCAACTCTACCTCCACCAATGGCCTCAGAACGAACAGAATTGGCACCTGCCGAGCTTCTAAAGCGGCTTCGATCAGCACTAGCGAATCAACCCGAAGATGTCCCCAGAGGCTGGCATACAGCCAACCAATGGGCCGAGATCTGGAAGATGACTCCGAATGCAGCAGGAATTCTGCTCTCACGCTCAGTCCGAATTGGAACGATGGAGTCTAAAAAGTTCAGAGTGATTACTCGCAACCGTGGAACATTCCCAACCGTACACTACCGAGAAAAACAATGAGATTCAGATCTAAAGCCAACCAAAACGTCATTGTGGAGTTCATCTCCGAGGCCCAACTCCGCATCGGTGAGACCAAGCGGCTATGCGTCGTCTACGAGCGTGGTGGTTACTTCTACGTTCGACCGAAAGCCGAGTTCTACGACAAGTTTTCGCTGGACGAAGGACCAAAGCCGAGTTAGACCTATCCCGGTCGCTGCGAGCCGTGAGAAGCCAACAGCGATGCAAAAGATAATCCATGTTCAACCATTTCGATCCCCCTCGTATCGTGTATGTCCCGTTGATTATCCGGGAGTTCTCACCACGGTGCGTAGGGGGATTTTGGCTTCAACATGACATACTCACAAAAGCTCCAAGATCCTAGATGGCAGAAGAAACGGCTCGAAATCATGTCGAGAGACAGATTTCGGTGCGTCAAGTGTGACGACGAGACAAACACGCTGACGGTTCATCATTTCTACTACATTGCCGGCAGAAAGCCTTGGGAATATCCAAGCAACTCTATGCAAACGCTCTGCCGTGATTGTCACACAGAGATACATGACGAGTCGTGCTCAAGAATGACAGTCTTTGACTCTTGGGAACACTCGGCTTGTTTTGAAATCGGAAGGCAGGTTGAGCGGCTCAAATCTGGAGAACAATGCGACGAAGGGTTCTCGTTCTTGATTGAGCAAGCTGGATATCATGCCGGTTTGAGGCAGTACGAAGCGATGAACCTGCTGAAGGAAGCCGCCGACGCTGGATTGCTGACAAAAGGCTGGTTTTTGAAACTTCAATGCGAGGTCGATATATCGAACATCAAGAAAGGGGACTATTTGTGAGAATCCGAACAATCAAGCCCGAGTTTTTCCATCACGAAGGACTATTCGAAGCAGAGCTAGAAACAAAGCTTCCGATCAGAATATCATTTGCTGGACTCTGGTGCATTTCTGACCGAGAAGGCCGGTTCAAATGGGAGCCTCGACGCATTGGAGTCCAAGTCCTTCCATATGACGGTGTTGACTTTTCACGCGTGCTGGACGCGTTGACCACGCGTGGTTTCATTGTAAAGTATCGCGTTGGAGACGAGTGGTTTGGATGCATTCCAAGCTTCTCAAAGCACCAAGTCATCAACAATAAGGAGAGGGCCTCAATTCTTCCAGATTACCTCGAAAATGGGGCTATTACCGAGGAAATCGACGCGTCATTAACGCGTGAGTCACGCGATGACAACGCGTGCCATAAGGAAAGGAAGGGAAGGGAACAGGGAAAGGAAGGAGATTCTTCCGCTCAACCGAATCCCGATCCCGAAGCCGATTCGCTTCGCTCTCGGATAAACAAATGGTTTCGCAGACGCGAAGGCACCGAATGGCAAGCCTCGGAGCTTAAGGCACTTAAGCTTGTTGTGAAACTCAAGACGCCAGAATCGGACCTGCAACTTCTGGACGCTCGCTACGAGACCAAAAACAAGTATCGCAGGAAGGACATTCTGACTCTTCTCAACAACTGGAACACCGAGATTGATCGGTGCAAATCTGGGGACGATGACGCCGAGGAAGAGAGCCAGCCCAAGTCCAAGACCCTCAGCCTCAACATTGAGGACTACCAATGAACGATCCGTTTTACGCTATCGACGACGAACACGCCGTCATCGGTTGTTGCCTCAACGGTGGGGTTGATACCTGCTCCGATGCGTTCGCTGAGATCCAGACCTCAGCGTTCCAAACCGAGACTCTGGCGATGACATTTGATGTCTTGAAGTCGCTGGTCGCTGAGTCCAAGCCAATTGCGCTACCCGAAATCATGCGGGAGTGGAAGCGAGTCTTCGCTTCAACGCCGGTTCCTTTTGAGGTCTGGAACAAAGCGATGGAAGCTTCCCCGTCACCGGCAAGCTATCCGATGTTTGCCAAAGGTGTTCTTGAAGCCGCTCACCGTCGCCAGCTACGAATCGCTGGAGACCGTCTATTGAGGGAGTCCGCTGCATCCACCCTCAGCGTCGATCAAATCGTCTCTAATGCCGAACAGGGACTCGCCATTGATGCCTCCAAGGAGACACTCCAACCCGCAAAGTCAGTTGTCGGTCGATTCATCGACGCAACCCAAGAGCGATTCCAGCGGAAAGGCCAGTTGTCTGGGATCACTTCTGGACTCTATCGGCTGGACCAAATGACTGACGGTTTTCAGTTGGGCGAACTGGCGATCCTAGCTGCTCGTCCATCCATTGGTAAGACGGCTATGGCGATTGCCTTTGCTCAAGCAGCGGCTGTCGTGGGTAAGGTTCCAACTCTGTTCGTCTCGCTTGAGATGTCTGACGAGTCAATTGTCCGTCGCATGGTCTCCACTATCGGGTCAGTCCCGATGGGGGACATACGCACCGGAAACATGACTGAAGGTGGCATGAAGGCTATGAGCAACGCTTGCTCTCGGATCGCATCCAGTCCGCTCCATTTTGTGTCTGGTTCATCTGTAAGCAACATTGCGGCAATCACTGCCACCATTCGTCGAGCGGTTCGTAAGTGGGACGTGAAGCTGGTGTTGATCGACTACCTGCAAAAGATCCACGGCTCAAAGTCTGCCGAAAAGCGAACCTACGAGATCGCAGAGGTCAGTGGGCGACTCAAGAGCATTGCCACCGAGTGTAACGTTGCGGTGGTCTCACTGGCGCAACTCAACAGAGAGAACGAGAAGGAGAAGGGTCGATCACCTAAGCTCACCGATCTTGCAGACTCTGGACAGATAGAGCGTGACGCTGACCTCGTAATGCTTCTCAACCGAGACAGATCAGAGAAGTGCGGTGAGGCAATCATAGCCATTGCCAAGCAGCGCGACGGTGAATGCGGAGCCGTTAAGCTCTGGTATGACGGGCAGTATTGCCGCTTTGGAGAGATCGCCCCAGATACCTAAAACCCAACGATGGGTTGACACTGTAAACCATCCTGATAAACTGACCTGCGACGGTACAAATCCCCCACAAACACCATGCACATTGGCAAGATTGACGTTACGAAGATCGACAAGTCGTTTTTGTTCAAAGGCAAGTCTGGAACGTATCTCGACGTTGCGCTTATCCCAAACAAGTCTGGCCGTGATCAATACGGCAATGATGGAATGATTGTTCAATCAGTGAGCAAACAAGCCAGACAAGAAGGTAAGAAAGGTCCTATCCTTGGTAATTATGTTGATATGGACCAACGACACAAAGAGACGAAGCAAAATACAGTTAGTTCTAGAGATCCTATTGGTCCAGAAGATGACATTCCGTTCTGATATACAATAACCATTTAATACCATGACTAACACTGAGACGTTCTGGGAAGATCCAGAAACAGACACTCCACGCTGCGATCAAGAGCTTCGACGTATTGAGAAACAATACCCCGAATCTCTCGTGTTCTTGGCGATGCACTTTGCTCGCAAACTAGAGCGCGAGACCAACGTTCAGCGTCGTCGTATCTATGAGCTTGAGGAAGAACTGGAACGTCTCACTGGCTGCTAACATGGCTTCAAAGCATTATCTATGCAGGAAGGTACAAGATGGAGAGATCACTAAAGCTGACATCTTAGAGACTCAAGCCCGCATCACGCTGCTCAATCAAGCCCCGAAGATCGTTACCGATGCGGTCGCTAAGGGTTGGATCTCGTACCCTGCAAACGCCTACATTGAGAAAGAAGAAGACCTTAGCGAGTGGCTTAAGAAGTACGACTGCGAACTGGCCTACCAAAGAAGGCAGGAAGGCATGACGTATCGCGCCATTGCAAAGTTGATGAAGGTTGGCATTGCTCGCATCACTCATATCTTACACAGAGGTGAAGAAATTGTGCTACAACGTAAGCTCAAAGAGCTAGATATTAAGCCTATTGATCTTCCAAGCAAAGCAACTGTTCGTAAGCATACGACAGTAACCAAGAGGACAAATCGTGCAAAATCCTAATGTTTTCGCGTGTTTGTGTGTCACTAAGTGTAGTGATAATGGATTACCTAATGGCATCGCGTATTGCAATTACGTTAGGAGGCTCCCGCCTATGTCTAATACGCAGGTGATCGCGCGGG